CTAATTGTGAAGATGCACCAGTATCTACAGGATAATCTTTTAAAAAAATAGTAACAACTGCATTGCCTTCTAAGTTTTTAAAATCAGGTAAGAATCTAGATATTCTTAATAAATATTCACCATCTCCATCTGTTGGTAAATCAAAATCTCCAGATTGAATATATGCTGCAATAGCTGTTTCCGTTCCATCTAATGCAATTTGATTTGTACCAACTTCTTGTGCATAATAAGTAGAAGCTCCAAAGGTATTCGTTGCTCCACTTAAATTTTCTATTGTAGGAGTTCCTGTTGGATTGTATTCAGTTGCATATGGATTATCATAAGTAGAAGCATCTGCATAAGTACTTCTTGCTAAAGTCATAATAGACCAAGTATTTTCTACATAGTTATAAACTACTGCTCTGTTGTTTTGAGTTGCTGGATTGTTTAAAGGTTTTCCAGAAGGATAGAACCATATAATTTCATTAAACAATGAGTTATGAGACGCATAGATAATTTCATTAGAAGCATAGTTAATACCAACGTTATCTCCAGAAGTACTAAATACAAAGTCTTCAACTAAAGATGGTAATAGTTTAACCGTACCATCAAACTTATAAAATCCTCCACCAGTTCCCATCCAAAATACTTGACCATCTGCATACACAACACCGTGTTGTCCAATACAGCCACAGTTAGAACCAACTTGTCTAATTGAAAAAGTAAATGGTGGACCAACAAACTGCATTGTATAAGCAGCTTGGTCTGTTAAGATTAAGTTATAGTCTTTACCAGAAACAGCAGCTACAATCTTATTACCTGTGTCGAGTCTAAATGTTCCTGCAGTATTAACTGAAGTAGGTGTATAAACTGAATAGTTTTCTTGATCAGAGAATCTAATAAACATAGGGTCTTGTGTAGATGTATTACCAATTGTAGTTTCTGTTCCAAGATGCACTAGATGTCTGTCTCGATCTGATACAATTGTTAATCTAGTTGCAGTCGGTGCACCTGACATAACTACAGCTCTTTGTTCTAATGGATTAGATAAACCTGGATCCCACACAAATGTTTTACTATCTTTAACCGTAGCAATTAATTGTTCTCCAAAATTATCCAATGACCATGAACCAGGATCTAGTACCACACTTGATGATGTTGTACCACTTCCCCATGCTAGTCGACTCCAAGTTCCTGTACCCCAACCATATCCATATGTTTGTATAGTAGGACCAATTTCTATGTACGGATTAATACTAGCCGATCCTGTAGATGACATAGGTGTACCTGTTTCAGTAGTTTGTAATTGTATTGTAAAGGTATCTGTTGTTGGAACTGTTAATATTTCAAATGTATAGTCTGTAAAATCTGTAGCCACAAGAGAAGAGGTACCTGGAATTGTAACACTTGTAAAAGTTATGTATTCACCTACTTCTAAATTATGTGTTGTTTTATTTACAGTTACTGTGCTTGAACTTGATGTAGAAGTAAACGTAGCACCTGTAATTGCAGTATCTAATGGAGTAATATCATAAAACTTATCTTCGTAATAAATATATAAACACTTAGACGTTCCTATTGCAGCATACTTTCTACCTTCTAAATCATTCCATGTATGTTGTGCTCTAGCAGGACCCGATATTGTTTTTTGTCCGATCGCCGTGTACCCTCCTATTTTTTCAGGTTGACCATATCTAAACCGAATGAAATCCCCATCAATCCATTGTCCTTCTGCTCCTGATGGTGTGTCTGATTTATTAAATCCTGGTCTTATTTGTACGTTTCTAAGTGCCATGGCACTATTTTACACTATCTTATAACTTCTTCCAAGTCGCAGGAGAAGGTATGTTATGCTCAGATTTCACACCTTCTTTCATAGTAAGCATTATATCTCCTGATATAGATATACGTGGTTCTTCTTTTGGATTCTTTCCTGTTTCATGAAATATCATAGATGGAAAAACAACCAAGTTACCTGTAGCTGCAGGGTACTCCGCTTTAGCAAAATTAGTATTATCCCACTTACTAAAATAAGGATCTCTTCTTGGTACATTCAAACCTACCTTATGAGCTTCATCATCTAAAAAGAACAAGTTACCTTGTTCCTCGGCATACGGATAATAGACAAAAGAATAATGACTACTCATATGTCTATGATAAGATATAAACTGGTCTTTAACAGAATAGGTTGCCCAAGACTTTGTAATATAAGCTTCAAATAAATCCATATTATAATTCTGCATTAACAACGCACCTTTAATACCTGATTCTATTTCTTTAAATAAAGCTGCAAATCTTTTATCTAAATGTAAGTTATCATCTATAGATTGTAATTCTTTTGGTTTAACATCTGTAGTTTGAGCATATTGAGAATTAGTTGCTACAATGTCTTTTGTAATAATAGGTATTATCTGTTTATTAAGTTTTTTAAAATTTTTTATTACAGTTATGTATATAGGATAACCAAACCATTTTGTGATATTTGCCATAAAGGCACTATACTAATTTACTTTTAAAAATCTATATCTAATTTCACCATTACCACCTGCACCACCATCAGTAGACCCAGGGCCATATTGAGCACCTCCGCCACCACCTCCAGAACCTCTTGTTCCAGCAGCCCCTGCAGTTGATGTACCTACTGGAGAACCTGCTCCACCAGATATATTACCCGCATAAGAAGAGGCACCATTAGATCCACCAATTTGACAGTTATCCCCACCACAGTTATTAGATCCTGATATTCCTCCTGTCGCACCATTACCTGATTGGTTAAATGTGCCTACAGGGCCAGAAGTATTTGAAGTTACATTTTTATTTGTACCATCAGAATCTTTAAATGTTCCTGAGGTTACTGCTGATCCTGATATAGTTGCAGTTCCTGCAGTACCCGCTGTGTTTGTTCTTAAAGGCCCTTGTACTCCTCCACCAGTACCTGAGGATCCTCCGCCAGCTCCTAAAGTAAAAATAGAACCTGTTGTTGATCCTGATAAAGTTGTATTAGTTCCAGCAGAAGCAATACGAGGTTGCTTAAAATTTGCAGTTTGATTTCCTGCAGCTCCACCACTACCTATAGAATAAGTAATTGTTTCTAATTCAGTTACACTAAAAATTTTATCTGATATATAAGCTCCTGATCCACCTCCAGCACCTGCAGATTCACCACCTGCTTTGTCATAGTCTGCACCTCCCGCAGCTCCACCTCCACCACCTACTGCATATTGAATATGAATAGCGTTAGCGTTTTCTGGAACAGCAAATGTTCCTGAACCAGAAGTTAAAGTGACATATGCAGTTGCTTGAAAAGATGAATAAACTTGTTCCCAAGTTCCACTTACGTTTGCGTAAGCTTCATCAACTTCATACCAGGTTCCTGATTTATTAACATTAACTTGTTCTGCTTCGTACCAGGTTCCTGTTTTATTGACTTTTATTGGCATCTATTCTCCTATGAGTAGACAAACCAAAGATCTCCATCGGATCCACCTGAGGCTGTGGCGTTTGTTGTTATTGTAAATTTTCTAGATAATTTTGCAGCTGTAACAGCATCATTATTAATTTTGTTGGTAGTAATTTGATTGTCTGAAATTAAACTTTCAGTAATTTGGTTTGCTGAAATTTTAGCTGTAGTAATTTGTGCGTCTGAAATTTTGGCAGTCGTCACAGAATTATCTTCTAACTGTGCTGTTGCGATTGTGCCTGGTAAAGTATCTAAAGTTAATTGATTTATATTTGTTCCATCTGAATATGCAAAATGAGTCTTACCTTCTTCTAAAGCAATCCCTGTACCTGATACAGTTTTAAAAGTTAAACCATTACCACTATGTGTAGTCGCATCTTTAATAATATAAACTTTTTCTATATTATCAGGAATTGTAATGTTAGTTGCTCCACTTAAAGTTCCAGCAAAATTTATTACAGCATTTCTTGCTTGAGAAATAGATCCATCAGACATTGCTAAAGCAATTGATGTTGTAGTTACATTGATAGATTCATATCCTGAAATTGCTTGTTGAACTAAATTTAAATTAGTATTAGTTTTTGTTCCCCATGTACCAGCGTTTTCGCCAGTAGCCATTAATTCTAGTTTCAGGTTTGTTGAATATGTTGAAGCCATAATTTTCTATATTATATCCTTGTTAAGCTGCGATATCAACTTCTCTCCAAGTGTTAGTGTCTTCAGTATTTATTTCTGTCCATGTATTCGTGACATTTGGATCAACGTTAGACCATGCAGTAATTAAAGGATTATTTAAAGAAACAGTTAATTGTTGTCCTGTTAAATCTACAGGAGTGTTTAAGTCAACAGTTACTGAGCCTTCGGCCGTGGTTAATTCTTCACCTGTAACTGCCACATCTACATCTATAACTGCAGTTTCATCTCCTAAGGTTATAGTTATTGCAGACCCTGTTAAAGTTACATTTGCATCTCCAGTTACAGATTCATCTCCTAAATCTGTAGTTAATTCTTCTCCTGTTACATCAACTTGTTGGCTTATTGCTATAGATACTGTTTCAGTAGTTATAGTTAATTCTTCTCCTGTAACATTAACATCAGCATTAGCTTGTATAGTTTCATCACCTAAGTTTGTTGTTAAATCTTCTCCAGTAACACTTACATCAGCGTTAGCTTGTACAGTTATTGCACCTATATCAGTTTCTAATTCTTGTTCAGGGCCAGCAATGATACTTTGATTACCATCAGCAGAAATTGAAAAAGTTCCTATTGTCCAATTTAATTGTTCTCCACTGACAGTTGCTATTGCACCTCCAGTTGCATCCTCATCTCCAATATTAATTGTTAAATCTTCACCTGTTAGATTAATAGGTGTATTTAGTGCAACAGTTACATCATCTACCGTAGAAGTTAATGGAATTCCTGTTAAAAGTATGTCTGCATTTGCTTGTACTGTAGTTGCACCTGTATTGATTGTTAGTTGTTGACCTGTAACGGCAACATTAACATTAGTTCCTCCAAGAGAGGATATCGGCGATTGTGATAGGGCGGTTATACCAAGCAATTTAAACTCCTAATATTGTAAAGGAAGCAGTGGGGTGATTGGTGGTGCCACTGCCTCCATCACAATATTATATCATCGCTTAAACCATGAAGGAAGACCAAGGTGAGGTCTTTTATCAAACATATTGTCTTTTGCTCCAAATGTTTTACGATTGTTATAATGTAAGAAAACTTGAATACATTCCTTACCTTTAAATGGTTTTCGCCAATGCTCTAATTCACAACCAGAATAAACAAGCATATCTCCTGGTTTTAAATTAACTTCAATACCTTTCATTCCTTCTTTACCAGAAGGCTCAAGATATATTGGCCAATCGTCACCACCTAAATTCATAGTAGTGGATATTTCACAACTAAATCGATCTTTATGTCTTTTAAGTTCATCACCTTTTTTATAAATTCTCGCATAAGTATATGCAGGATATAATTTTAATTCTGTTGCTTTTTCCATAACAGGCTGACACTTTAATAATAAAGTTTCCATCGCAATATCTGAATATGAAGAATAAGTATTTGGTATTTGTTCATCTTGTCCTTCATAATAACCAAGTAAAGTTTCATAAGGAGAAATATATCTAGCTTTTCTACATGTATCTAATACTTGTTTTTTCATACTAAAATAGTTTGCAACAAATGTAGCTAGATCTTTATCTATTGCTTTTCTAATAATTGTATATTTGTTTTTCTTAAACGACATCCTTAGCCATCTCTTTCGGTACAGCTTGAATGTTCCAATGTATAAATCTAAATGGTTCTACACCAAAATCGACTGCATATTCGTGTTCCATGTATCCTGGAAATATAATTAAGGTTCCTGGTTTAGGTTTAAAATGTACTAACTCTGTACCATGAAATATACCATTACCTGGTTTCATTTTTAATTTAGTTGACCTTGCACCTGTTCGTGGTTCATGAAATATTGGATAAGATGTTTTATCAGAACATTTTAAAAAATAAAATCCAGATACATGTTGATTCCAATGAATATGAGCTGAATGATGACCACCACCATTTTTAGCAAACTCTTGTACCCATAACTCACTAAACATAGTCGTATATTGTTGCATATCAAAACCTTGCCAATCTAAAAACTCCCAAGACTTTTGACCAATGTAATTTCTAAAATCTAAAAAATTATTATCCATTGTAAGTGGTGTTGAATGATAGGATCTTCCAAAGTCACCATGTTTTTTAATAAATTCTTTTTCTCTTTTTTTAGCATCTTTAATATATTGATTAGATGCTTTGTTTA